GCTGCTGTATCCGGCCTCGCGAGCCATGATCTCCAGAGCCTCGTCGGCGCTGGCGGCCTCATAGACGCCGAAAACCAGGCCGCTGTTGCCGTTGCTGATCGTGAAGTGTGTCATCTTCGTTCTCCTTGGTGTTGTTCGGCTCTGCGTTATTGCTCGGCCGGTGATCCACTATCCCATAACGCGCTGAATAGCTCAAGCATAAAATGCATAATAGCTCAAGAAATAATTATATGAATGAATGCATAGCTCGTATGCAGCTAATGCATAGCTTAATCAGTGAGGAACATCAATTTTTTGTCAATCATTTTCGGCACGCCCCCGCCCTTCCGTCCAACCGTCCCGCGCGCGCCATAGCCATTCCAATTTTGCATATCGCCTATCCACAAATTGCATAGCTTTTCTTATTGCATTGCTCATCAAATATGATTATGTTCAACCTACGGCAATCACGCCAAACCACCTTCACGGAGTAGCCCAAATGGCCCTCTCGAAAATCTTCACCGTCCTGACGATCATCCTGTCCGCCGCGGCTGGCCTTGTCGCCTTGGCCGCCAAGCTCCTGAAAGTCTAACGCAACACCAGGGCCGGGCCTAACCAGCCAGGCCCGCCCAGTCAGCTCGGGCCAACCAAGCGGCGGCTAGGCCGAGTTTGATTGGATAAACTATAGGGTTAATAGACAATCCAAATTCAGGAGGGTGAGCAGATTCGATTTTGACCCCCCGGGGGAGGCCCGCCAGGCGATTTGGTAGTACCGGTAATAGGGTTACCGTATCTGCGGAAACCTGGCCCAAAAAATCCCACTGAGGTCTATAAATGCTAAATCGTTGATCTAAAAGGGTTTACCCACCCCCTTGTTTTAAAACAGCTCGACTGGGTAAAAATAAATTTTTCAAAAGCTTAGCCCGAGATTGCCATTGATCTAAAGATCTTTAGATCAATCAGAAGATCCACCCAAACAGGTTGCCCAACCTCCCTGTATCGGCTATCATGGGCCAAACGCTTTTCCAGGGAATTCAACAGCATGACCAAGAGATTGCCCCACGCGCCCGGTAAGGGCGGTAATCAGGTGAGGATTTTAGACCAGCAGGGTCGCACCACCGAGGAGCTGTGCGATCTGATCATCCAGGGCGTTTCCCTGCGCGCCATCGCTACCGGCTGGAAGGTTTCCCATGTAAGCCTGCTTCAATGGATTGCCGACGATGATGAGCGTCATGCCGCTACGATCGTGGCCCGCGATGCCGCCGGTGCGCTGTGGGATCAGAAGGCTATCGAGGTTCTTGAGGCATTGCGTGCCGACTCAACGGTTGCCGAGATCGCCCGGGCCCGAGAGCTTGCCTCGCATTACCGCTGGCGCGCCAGCAAGACCGCGGCCACATACTCTGACAAGTCCAAGCTGTCGATAGATGCCACAGTGACCACCAAGGCTAAGCCGATGAATGACGCCGAAATGCTGGCCGAGATTTCTGCGCTGACCCAGGCCATGGATGGGCGCTACCAGCTGGTTGAGGTTGTCGACGAGGATGAGGAAGGCGCCGAGGAAGACTGATCGTCTGCCCATACCGGCTGCTGCGCAAATCGTCGCTTGATTTATCGCACGGTTTGCAGCATATGGTCATCATGACCGGAAAAGACCTTCAAGCCTTCGGTGAGCGCCTGTATGGCGCCGCCTGGCGCCCCGAACTTGCTTATGAGCTCGGTGTCGATGTTGGCACCCTACGACGCTATGTCCGCCTGGATGCCGTGCCCCGGGTTGTCGAGTTGGCAACCGCCGGCATCCAGGCCAAGCTGGCAATGCATGCTGGAGCTACAACCCATGTTTGACAAGAACATCCCGCCGCCTAAACGCGAAACCAAATGGCCATTCGACCAGGCCGAGATCGGCGACAGCTTGGGCTTCAAGACCCAGCGTGAGGCCGACACGTTTTGTGCCGCGGTGCGCCGTTATGCCAAGGCTAACAACAAACCGTGGTCAACTCAGCGCGCCAACAACCACCTTGAATGGCGTGTTTGGATCGTTGAGGGCCACCAGCCGGCGCCCCAGCCGCCACAGAGCACATATGGGTATCGCAATCCATACAACAACGCGCAATTGCGACACCCCACATCACCAGCGGACATCAGCTCGGGCTCTGACCTATTCGACGATGAAGTCCAGCTTACGTTTGATGGCGCGTCCAGTAATGGCCCGTCGATTCGCCGCGCTGTGCGCCGGGCGGCAGATGAGGGCAGTCAGTTCATGTTCGAAGATGAGATCTCCGAACGCCAAGATGAGGAGCGTATTGACCAGGCCATGCTGGATACTCATACCGGCCACCGCCAGGTGAGACCGCTTCCAGACCTGCGCCAGACAAATATGGCAAAGATGTTCGGCGCCAAGCTGGCAGCTGCGGCCGCTGATGATGAGCCACCGGCAATCACACCTGAAGAACCTGCCGCGCCACCCACCGTAGTCGGCCTTGGTGGACTGGCCGCACCGTAATGTCTGAGACGACCTCATCACCCGCGATCCGCAAGGCCCTGGCGAAAGTCAGGGCTACCCATCGCAAGGTCACGATCGAGAAGTGCCGCGATAGCCTGTACTATTTCATCAAGACCTTCTGGCATGTCCTGGAGCCGGGACGCGAGATGGTGGATGGCTGGGCAGTCCAGGCTATATGCGACCACCTGCAGGCCGTCACAGAAGGCAAGATCCAGAACCTGATCATCAACGTCCCACCCGGCTTCATGAAATCGTTGACCTCATCAGTGTTTTGGCCAGCCTGGGAATGGGGCCCGCGCGGCCTGAAGTCCATGCGGTATCTGGCATTCGCCTACTCTGCCTCCCTGACCGAGCGCGATAATGACAAGTTGATGCAGCTGGTCACAAGCCCGCTGTACCAGGACTATTTCGGCGAGGACAATGAGTTCTCGGGCGGCAAGATCAAGGTGTCGAACTCCAATACCGGCTGGAAGCTGGCCACATCGCTTGGCGGCGTCGGCACCGGTGAGCGTGGCGATCGAGTGATCCTGGACGACTTGAACAGGCCAGACAAGGTTGAGTCCAAGAAAGTCATGGAATCGATCACCCTTTGGATCAACGAGACCATGCGGACCCGTATCAACGAGCCCGAGAAGTCATCGATCATAATCATCCAGCAGCGCGTGGCTGAGAATGACGCTACAGGCGCCATAACAGCCAATGACAACCACGGATATTGCTGGCTGCGTATCCCCATGAGGTACGACCCGCAGCTGCACTGCTCTACAGAGATAGGATGGAGCGACCCTAGAACCGAGACTGGCGAGTTGGCATGGCCAGAGCGCTTCTCCCGGGCATATCAGGACAACCTCGAGAAGGACATGGGCCCATACGCGGTCGCCGGGCAGATGCAGCAATCTCCGGCGCCGCGCGGCGGTGGTATCATCAAGGAAGATTGGTGGCAGATGTGGCCAAACAATACATCCCCCATGATGAACTATGTCATAGCCAGCCTGGATACTGCCATGACGGACAAGGAGACGTCTGACTATTGCGCCCTTACGGTGTGGGGATCCTTTCAGGCGTCCGGCGCGGTGCTGGGCGATGAGGAGAGCGGCTACCGGTTCCAGGCGGGATATGACTTCGAGACGCCGCTGATCAACGATGAGATGGGAGGGTTTGGTGCCCTGAGCCGCGCCAGGGAGCGCTTCTCGGCCGTTGCAACATCAATACCCAAGATAATCCTGGTCAACGGATGGAAACAGCGCCTTAGCCTTCCGCAGTTGGTTGAGAAGGTTCTTGCGACGTGCATTCGCTTCAATGTGAACACCCTGGTCATCGAAAATAAGACCCATGGGCATGCCGTCAACCAGCTAATCATGGAATATTTCGCCGACAAGCCCTTCTCAATCGTCATGTTCGAGCCGAGGCGATATGGAGACAAGGTGGCGCGCATGTATGCTGTACAGAACATGTTCAGCGAGAAGATGATATACGCTCCTGGCACCTGGACTAAGACCGAGGACGGCGAGGAGATCTGGGAGTGGAAGGAATTTGCCGCCATGGTCATCCGCGAGGTCGGAATATTCCCTAAAGGCAAGAACGACGACGTGCCAGATACTGTGTCAATGGCCTTGAAACATATGCATGAGCGCGGTTTTGCCACCCGGGATGCCGAGGTTGTGGATGAAATCATCAAGGACTCGACCCACAAGGGCCGCAGCCGGCCGCTCTACAATGTCTAATTGACGACATGGCCCCCAGCAGCTAAACAGATGCCTTGCACGGCCAATCTGCGCCAATTTGGCGCCCAAATATGTCAAGGTAACACCATATGAGCAAGCGTCAGCCCAAAACCAGAGCGGCAAAGCAGGCCGGCGGCGCTGCAATGGGGGATACCGGTGGGCTTGGCGGCCTCGGTGCGCTGCAGTTGCCAACTCCAATCCGCATGGGCGCTTCCAGCCAGTTCAATGTCGAGCCAGCCATCACTGCCGAGCCCGATATTGAGATCGAGATCGATGGCGATGACAGCATGGCTCCATCGATTGGCGCCGATGGCTCGCTGACGATCGAAAATGCCGACGGCTCACTGACAATCGACTTCGACCCGAGCATTGGCAACGGCAAGCTGAGTGATAAGTTCAACGCCAACCTGGCTATGGATGGCGCCATCAAGCTCGACGGCCTGGCTGAAGACCTGATCACCGAGATTGAGGCCGATATCGCCTCGCGTTCCGAGTGGATGCAGATGCGAGAGGACGGCATGCGCCTTCTCGGCCTGAAGATCGAGGAGCCACGCGGCGATGTCGGAAACTCCAGCGCGCCTCTTGAGGGCATGTCCAGCATTCACGCTCCGGCTCTACTCAAGGCGTGCCTTAAGTTTCAGGCCACTTCCCGCGGCGAACTGCTGCCGGCGGCAGGTCCCGTCAAGGTATTGGACGACTCGACCGGTACTGGTATTGCCGATGCATGGGCGAATATCCTTGAGCAGGATATGAACATCTACCTGACCCAGCGCGCCACCGAATATTACCCGGACACCGACCGTATGCTGTTCTGGTCGGGTTTTGGCGGCTCCGGATTCAAGAAGGTTTACCACTGCCCACTTCGCCGCCGCCCGGTATCGGAGTCGGTTGATGCTGCAGACCTGATTGTCAACGCCGGCGCAACCGACCTCGACAATGCGCGCCGCATCACGCACCGGATCCCGATGCGAGACTCCATGGTCCGTCGCATGCAGCTAGCTGGAGTGTATCGCGATGTCACCTTGAACCAAGCGTCATATCAGCCGACTAGCGAGGAGATGACCGAAGGTGAGGTCATGGGCATCGTGAACCAGCCCCAGATCCCCGGCGACAATGATCGGACTATCTATGAGGTGCTGTGCGAGCGCGACTTTGGAGAGCATCCAGATGGAATGCCGCTGCCATACAAGGTGGTGATTGACAAAGATAGCCATGAAGTTCTCGAGATCCGGCGCAACTGGGAAGAGGGCGACCCGATGTACATGCCGGTGAGCATGTATGTTCGCTACCCGTATATCGAAGCATTTGGTATCTACGGTATCGGCCTGCTGCATCTCCTGGGCAACACAACCAAGGGGCTAACCGCGGCGATCCGAGAGATGCTCGATGCCGGAATGTTCGCCAACTTCCCAGGATTCCTGTACACAGAGGGCGTGAGCCGGCAGGAGACGAACGAGTTCCGCATCCCGCCGGGCGGCGGCCAGCGCATCAAGACTGGCGGCCTGCCGATCAATCAGTCCGTCATGCCTATGCCCTACAAGGACGTCAGCGCCGGCCTGATGCAGCTGGTCGAGAAGCTTCTGAGCATGTGCGATGAGCTGGCCGGAAGCGCCGAGCTGCCTACAGGGGAAGGATTATCGACCAATCAACCAAGATGATTGATGCTGTGCATAAGCGCATGCACACGGCCCAGGCGCGCGAGTTCCAGCTGCTGAAGCAGCGCTTCATGGAAGACCCGGAAGCGTTCTGGCGCCACAACCCCAATGGAACCACCAACTGGGATAAGGAGAGCTTCGTACAGGCGCTTAGCTTGGTTAACCTGGTGCCGGTGGCTGATCCGAACACGCCGACCAACACCCATCGCCTAATGAAGGTCATGGCGCTTATCCAGCTGGCTCAGCAGATGCCGAGCATGTTCAATCTGCGCAACATCATCGAGCAGGCCCTACGCCTCATCGGGTTCAGCAACCCCGAAGAGTTCATGGCCGATCCGAATGCACAGCCTATGCCGAACCCGGAGATGATTAAGGCTCAGGCCCAGCTCCAGAAGGTCCAGCAGCAGGGCAAAGACGCCATGGCGCGCATTGCGGCTGACCACCAGAAGAACAAGATCGAGCTCATCAAGGCACAGCTGCAGCATAAGGCCCAGATGTCCGAGGTGCAGGCCCGTACTACGATCGACGCTGACCGCCTGCAGCACGACAAGCGGGTGGATGGCGCCGACATTATCAAGGACACAACCGATTCGCTCGGTGCGCTCGGCAATATACCGCCGCGAGCAACTGCCGGAGTTGGTGCCGGACCTAGCGCAATTCCAGGAGCAGGAGGACAATGAGCATGCCTATCATCACCGAGAAGGTCGAGATCTTCGAGGACGACGTTCGCTGGCTTGCCCACACGAAACTGGCTACCGGCGAGGCAGCCCGGCTCGGCTTCAAGAAGGATGAGTGGAAGCGGCATCAGGTCGAGCCGGTATTTCTGTTCAACCTGGAGAATACGTATATGCTGGAATGCATGAGGGACGCCCAGCGTGATATGGTGCACAC